AATCAGAATGATAAAGATTCTCCAAAAAAATCTTCATGGTAACCGTCCCTCTCGAAGGATGTTTTTCAGTATCCGGCTAAAAGGGATGAGGCCATAAGACATAACAATTACAGAAGGAGTAACTTTCATTTGTTCCATGTTAACCACTTTTTCAGGGGTCCTTTTATTAGATTATCCTGATTATAAACGAATAATCCATTTACGGAATTTTTGTCTGTAAAATACTACTGTATTCAGGAGTAAATGGACGGAGATGTATCATCGCCGTCCATTTTTCGACATACTAGATTCGTCTCGCCTGCCAGAAATTTTTCTGCCAATAAACATTATCGAGTGAGGAACGCATCACTCCCTTGCTGGTAGAGGCGTGGATAAATTGGTTGTTGGTATCATAAATACCTACATGCAAACCATTTTGTCCGGAGCCCGTTTTGAAAAAGACCAGGTCACCAGGCAGCAACTCGTCTTTATCAATTTGCGTGCCGATAGAGGCTTGTTCTTTGGTTTCTCGGGGCAGCTGCAAATCGAAACGATCGCGCATCGTCACAACCACAAACCCCGAACAGTCCACACCGCGCCGCGTCATGCCACCATAACGATACGGCGTGCCATGCCAGCTCTGTAGCTGGTCGTTCAAACCGGCAATAACGGTAATCGAATCAGAAAGTCTGGCATTTGGCGGCGGTGCTTTATGGTGGCTACACCCGGCCAGAAACAGTGCTGTGATCAAAATAAGGCAGAAACGCATTCCGTACGGTTCCTCTGTTTTTTATTCTTGCATTAATTTAGCGTCGTAATTACCCGATTTTCAAGATACTAATGAAATCAGATGGTCGAAATCAGCATTCTGTGACCTTCGATATCCAGACGGCGAAAATTCATCCCATAGGCCTGCGCCAGATTTGGCGGCGTGAGCACCTCTTCCCTGCGTCCACTGGCCAGCATTTTTCCACCTTTTAGCAACCACGCCCGATGCGCATGACGCAATGTATGGTTGAGATCGTGACTGCTCATCACAATCGCCAGTCCTTGCTGACACAGCGCGCTCAGAATTTTGTCTAATGCACTTTGTTGCGCAACATCAAGACTGTTCATAGGCTCATCAAGAAGTAGTAATTGGCCTGCGGGATTGGCTTGTGGTGTGATTTGCAGCACCACCGCAGCAAGACGTACGCGTTGCCATTCGCCGCCGGAAAGTTGATTGGTGCTACGTCCGAGTTTGTCATCAAGAGCCAGCGCCCCTGCGACATCATTCAGTAGTTCGGTACGCGTTTTATCGTGCTGATGCAGTGTCAGGTAGTGCCAGACCGGCATTGCAAACGGCGGCGTCTGCTGTTGTGAAAGATAGGCGCGATGCAGCGCGAGTTTTGTTGCGGACCATGCTTCCAGTGGTTGCCCCGCGAACTGAATGCTTCCCTTACCGCTGGTCATTCCGGCCATTCGTGCAAGCAAGGTACTCTTACCCGCGCCGTTCGGCCCCACCAGGTGCAGGATCTCCCCAGCCCGAACCTCGCCAGAAAGCGGCCCCAGGCGGGTAGATTCCGCAACATCCTGTAACTGCATCACAATAGACATTATTTTGCCAACGCCAGTTTAATGCTTTCCATCACAATGGGATCTTCCGGCGTCATATCCGGGGAAAAACGCTGGATGACCAATCCGTCCCTGCCAACTAAAAATTTCTCAAAATTCCATAAAATATCATCAGGGTACAGCGGTGCACGACCTTTGCTGACCATACGGGCATAGAATCCGCTCTCTTCCGGCGCGACTGCGGTCGGCGCTGCGGCAATCAATTTTTGATACAGCGGATGGCGTCCTTCGCCATTAACTTCAATCTTACTGAACATCGGGAACGTCACCCCCCATGTGGTGGTACAGTAAGTTTTAATCTCTTCATCGCTGCCCGGTTCTTGTTCCAGAAACTGGTTGCACGGGAATCCCAGCACCACAAAACCACGATCGGCCCAGGCTTTCTGAATATTCTCCAACTGCTCATATTGCGGCGTTAAGCCACACTTTGAGGCGACATTGACAATCAACAGCACATTACCGGCGTACTTCTCCAGCGTGGTCACTTCACCGTCGATATCTTTCACTACGGTCGTCAGAATGGAATCTTGCATCGTTTCTCCTGGGTGTGGTCAGTAAAAATCTTAGCTTTTAATCATAGACCGTCTTTTTGCGGCTAACGTCCTGCTTTTAACAATAACCAGATAAACACCGGCGCACCCAACGTTGCGGTGACCACGCCAATAGGCAGCTCTGCGGCAGCTAATGCCAGGCGCGCTACAATATCGGCCAGCAGCAATGCGCTCGCCCCTGCCAGCGCGCAGCCGGGAAGTAATACGCGATGATCGGTTAAACCACACAGCCGGAGAATATGGGGGATCACCAGACCAATAAAGCCGATAGCACCCGCCAGCGCCACACTGACGCCAACCATCCAGCCGGTCGCTGCCACCAACACATTGCGCCAGAACCACAGGGGTAAACCCAGTTGCCGCGCCGAGATCTCGCCAAGTGCTAACATATTCATTGGCCTGGACTGACAACAGATCCACAACAACACGGGGATCAATGCCAGCATCAGCCAGCTTTGCCGCCAGTCTACGCCGCCAAAACCGCCCATCATCCAGTACATCAGCTGACGTAAATCAACAGAGGTGGAAAAGTAGATAGCCCACGTCATTAGTGCGCTACAGATAATCCCTAATGCAACGCCAGCCAGCAATAACCGACTGGTCGAAAGATGACGACGGGCGAAACGTAAGAGTATTAAAGTGATGATAAGCGCGCCAGCAATCGCACACAGCCCCAGCGCCCAGTTGGGGAGTTGCCCTTGCCCAAGCAATACCGCGGCGATAAGCCCCACGCCTGCGCCATTAGAGACGCCAAGTAGTCCAGGTTCTGCCAGAGGATTTTCGAACAACGCCTGCATTACAGCGCCGGATATAGCCAGCGCCGCACCAACCAGCAATACAGCCAGCGTACGTGGCAGGCGAATTTGCCAGACGAACAGTTCGCCACGAGGAGTAAACCAGTCACCTGGCGAGATCCATTGTTCACCGGCGCAAAGGCTTAAGAGAAGCGCCAGCAGCATCAAAACTGACAGGCATAATAACCAGCGAATATTTTGTCGCTGTTGTTGGCGGGCAAGTGTCAGCATGGTATCCGTTCTGCTGAAGTGTCATGGCGTTGATTTTACGGTGACTCTTCGACAGTGAAAAGAAAAAAGGCCGCAGAGCGGCCATAAACACAAACAAAAATCAATAAGTTAGATAATTATCAAAGACTTACAGACACACAAAAACACAGCCAACCACAACAAATAACAGGGATGTGGTCACTTTGTGGATCATTCGCTCCCCTCTTTTTCCTTATTTCGTTGAACGCCAATTGCGACACACGTACTAAGCAAATCTTTACATTTCTCTACATCTTCAGACTTACGCAATTTGATGCTTTTTACAGACTGCGGGCTACTGTCCGTAGCACGATACATCGTTATTTCAATATCATTTCGGTCTAAGAGTCCCATAATGGCTTTTGCAACCTCCACACCCTTCTTCGCGAAATCAAAGAACAGAGCAAGTTTATATGGATTTTCGACGGAAAAAACTTCAATTTTGCTAAAACCAACATCGTGTAGAGAAAAATATTGCTCAACCTCATCTCGAAGTTCTGGATCGCATACAATGTCTATTCTCCAGTACTGACCTAAATGCAAATCGCTATTAACTGTTTTTTCCACAACATCCTCCTTACCCAGCAATAGGATTAAATCTCACCGCATCCTGCAAGTAATCCGGCGCAAGATGGGCATAAATCATCGTTGTCTGAATCTTTGCGTGCCCCAGAATTTTCTGGAGCGTCAGAATATTGCCGCCGTTCATCATGAAATGACTGGCGAAGGTGTGGCGCAGCGCATGAACAGCCTGGCCGTCAGGAACATCAGGTGCGACCGTTTTGATGACATCGCGAACCAATGGATAATCCAGCGTCGGAAACACCAGTTTCCCGCCCCGTTTTTTGATCTTTTCAAACAGGCTTTCAGAAATAGGAACGGTACGGTTTTTGCTGTTCTTCGTTTTTGAAAAAGTGATTCGACAATGAAGAACACGGCGCTGCTCCAGTGCCGCTACCTCGCCCCATCGCGCCCCGGTCGACAGAAGGATTTCGACAGCCAGCCGTTCATCGGGATTTTCAGCCAGTGCATCCAGCAACTGAACACATTCAGACTTACTCAGATATCCCATTTCGCGCTCGTTAACCTTCATTCCTTTAAGGCCTTGAACGGGGTTATCGTTAAGAAAATGGCCGGATGAGATGAGTGCGGTAAACATCGCGCTTAACGCCCCAATCTCTCGATTAATGGTGCTGGGCTGTATCCCCTGCTCTATCCTGGACACACGTAGCTCGGTGAGCATCGTTGTATTAAGTTTATGCACACACGGGTCATCCATTGCCTCACTCAAGCGCAGCAATTTAAGGCGCGTGTTATGCCCTGACTTCATTAGCTGGCCGTGGTATTTCCACCACAAGTCAATAAGCACCGACAGCGGACGGCGATCAATGGAGTTTCCTTTCCACTCATTGTTATGCTGTTGCGCCAGCACCCACCGCTCATATAAAACTGCATCCGATTTCGTTTTAAATTTTTTGCGAATGCGTTTGCCTTTACGCCCCTCAGGGCGCATGTCAAGAAGATACCCTCCCGGAATTGATTTTATGCTCATTCGTGAAACCCCAGCGTTACAAGACCACCATGCCCCCAGCGTTCCATGATTAACCGGGCTGTGTACCAGTCTTGCGGGATTTTTGAGAAGACGATGTGTTTTCTGGCCCATCAGGGGAGAGAGAGGGACTGATCTGCCCAGCAGCCTCATTTGTTTTTCCCGTCATAAGCCATATAGTGTATTTTTCGAAATCCTTAGAATTAATTACGCGATCAACAACGCTTAAACCAACCTCTCTTTTACCGCTCTCATAATTCTTTATAGTTCCGAGATTTATCCCAGTAACATCTGCAAACTCAGCTTGAGTTAACCCTTCACTTTTCCGTATCTCTTTCAGTTTTTTTTCGTACCCACTTGACATGGTGGTCTCCAGACGACTAAATTAACCCTAAAAGTCGCCTAGAGACGACTTTTAGCAACAAATAACCACAGACTGAACAGGTTATCACATCATGACAAAGCTCTTGAACACATACGAGCAAGCGGATTTTGAGCGTTTGGCGGCGTTCTACCCATACCGCGATGAGCATGGATTACCGGTACTCGAAGAAAGCCTGAAAGATTACGCGAAGCGTACCAATCAAACTGTTAATGCAGTGAAAAGGCAGGCTGACAGAGCAGCCCTTCCCATCAACCAAGAAGAAAAAAACTCAAAACGTACAGTAAATCTCTTCGCAATTTTCCTGAAAACCATCAGAAACGCAGAGAAATATGTGCAGATGACAAAATAACGAGGTGTCATTTTATGCTGAAGCAACGCCGTAATTTTCGCACCGAAACGGAACGCCAAGCTAACCGTTTCGCTACCAGCGCATCACGCAGCAACATCCGCTACAGCCTGAGCGAGACGCACGCAACGCCAGATGGCCATACAGTAAAACAAATTGGCGAACACACCTGGCTGATTGAAAAAGCTGGAATCGTGGTTCACAGATGCCAACGCAACCCATTTACCGGAAACCGCATTTTTGCTCTGAGCAACGGCGACACTCAGTTTGGACAGGATTTCACATTGTACGAAGCACTTCGCACGGTTGATCGTCTGCTTCGCGGGCAAAGTTTTATTAAACAGACTGATTTATAACAGGTGCGTTATGACCAAAGAGCATGCACAAGGTGTATTTATCCGTTTTATTGATTTTCGCGGTGAACTGTTATTGCGCGCATCAGCTATTGATGGAGTTGTCCCATCAGAAAAAAATGCAGCTACTTACGTTTATCTGAACGGCACGCGCCTGACCGTAGAACTTCCGTACCAGACTGTACACGGAATCATTAGCGAAGCTGAAAAAGCACGTAAGATTAATGGCGATGAACCCTATATCGAAATTATTTGTATGGATTCAGAAGCTGAAATTCAGAAAGCAGATTAAAGGGCGTTGCGATGGGCAAAGAATATAAAACTCTCATTAACAAAGCACTTGAGCGTTTTTATTTTCGCTTAAGTGCATCAGGTGCTCATGCTGAACGTGCAGCCCGTGACTCATTGACCAGGGCAATCCGGAGTCTGTATGACGTGGCTTTTTACGCTGATGATCTGGATGCACTTAACGAACTTTCCGAGCTGATCTGTGCCGCAGAATGCGGGGAGCATATTGAACCGTATAAGCTGGGGAATATTGCATGAGTATATTTATCTCATGGCTTGTCCTGATTATTTCGGTGGTCTGCGCCATTGGGATTATGCAAATTATTCATTCAGTAAAAAAGATTGAACGCATTTTCACTGGCGAATAACAGCGCAAATAAAAACCCTAGGTTAAATAAGAAAATGTAAAAACAATCCGCATTCGCGGAGGTATTCGCACACGCCCAGGAGGCGTAATGGCAATTAAGCATTTTCCTGTCGTTCGTTTCACTTCCAGAGGACGTGAATACGAAGTCGACGAACGCCTGATTACCACAATCGACAAACACCGCTCAGAAAAGGATGCACACCACATCTATCTCACTGACGGTACTTACTTCTGCGCCACTAATGTGGCGCGGGTGAATCTTATCCGACAGGTACAGGATCCTCGCAAATGAGCAGGAGAAGAATCACTCGCAGACATCACCGCACACACCTGAATTCCTCAGCAACGCTAAAGGCACTTATTCAAAGCGAGATCGGTGATTTCTTCGCGGGAGTTGGCTCACTAGGTGAACCAGAAACACCAGAAGCGATGCAGCGTGAGCTCATGATACGCATAGATAACACTTTTGATTTCTTCTACAGCATGCACGGAATTAAACAGAAATGAACCTCAAGCCAGCAATAACTACTCGTAGAACGCCAATTTCTGTAACCGACCGCTTCTGAGTTTTTTGGCAGGAAGCCTTCGCACATCCTTAGTAGAGAGAATTGCAGCATGATTGACGCTCATGACTTCACAAGATGGGTGCGCACACAGGACACCCGTCTGGCTCCCATTCTTCGGGGATTATTTGATCTCTACATTCGTGGTCGTGACAACAGAGCACGCACCACAAAACCGGAGAATGTGGATACCCTTTATTTCACAGTAGACGACTGCTACCGCGTGGACTTCACACCACACGGACTGGCGTTGCACTGCCTGACACCGCACGGCGAATCACTGCTGGCGTATTACGACTCCCCGGCCTCCGTATTTGCGGCAATGCTGGCGCATCGCACTGCTGGCGGGTGTGTCTCGCTGAGTGAATACACCGCTGAATTTAACCGCCTTTCCACCATCTTCTTGCAGGAGTGGCAGCGCGTGACGGGATACCAGCCATGAGTGAGTTTGCATGGAGCTGGAATGAACCACGACCAGCCATTGATCCGGCCAGATTTACGGAGCACAGGCAGGAAACTGAAACCGACCTGCAACGCGCCATCCGTTACTACCTTGAGGCAGACAAAAAGGCCCTGGAAGAACAGGAAGCGAAGGAGGAAGCCTTTTTCGCACAATCCACCGTGGGTAAAAAACTCATGGCATCCCTTGAGGAAGCCGGACAGCGTGAAAAGCTGGCACAAAGCATCATCAGCAAGCGTCAGGCAACAGAACAAGACCCGGTGGCCCGTGCTTTTGCCACACTGAAAGTGCTTCCCGTTTATCTGCGTGAACCTCTGAGCCGCCACCTCTCTTTCCTGCGCAAAAAACAGGAATCCGATCGTCAGAAAGGCAAAAAGAGCTGGCAGGCTGAACGCTACGCGCGCGGAAACCTGCGCAAAATATTCGAACGCCTGGAACGCACCGATCACCGCTGGCTGACACCGGGTTATCGCTCCCTTACCGGACGCGAACGCCTGGACGATTTGCTTTACCTGCCGCAGCTCAACAAACACCAGATACAGACGCTGGCCACCATGACGGCGGCGATGTTCAGCAGCACCTTCGAAAAACTCTGCGATAGCTTTGGCGCGACTGATGGCGAGCTGACCATGGATGTAACGCTGAAGGCGTATCAGATGCTGGCCCGCATGGCGTTACACCTGCACGCCATGCCTCCACATTATGACGCACTGACAACAGACAAAGACCGGAGGAACGAACCGGACACGGAGCTGCTGCCGGGCGCAATCCTTCGCCTGACCTGTGCGGAATGGTGGAAACGCAAACTGTGGCTGTTACGTTGCGAGTGGCGGGAAGAACAACTCCGCGCCGCCTGTCTGGTTTCCAGAAAAACATCGCCCTATCTGAGTCAGGACGCATTAAGCGAGTTTCGCGCGCAGCGCGAGAAAACACGCGATTTCCTGAAAAGTTTCATGCTGGAAAACGAAGACGGGTTCACGATTGATCTCGAGACAGTGTATTACGCGGGAGTAAGTAACCCGGTTCACCGTAAGGCAGAAATGATGGCCACCATGAAGGGGCTGGAACTTCTGGCCGAAGCCCGTGGCGACAGAGCGGTGTTTCTGACTGTCACCTGCCCGTCAAAATACCACGCCACAACAGAGAACGGTCATCCGAATCCCAAATGGAACGGGGCCACCATGCGCGACTCCAGCGATTACCTGGTTAACACGTTTTTTGCGGCAGTCCGCAAAAAACTGAACCGCGACGGTCTGCGCTGGTATGGCATCCGCACGGTGGAGCCTCACCATGACGGCACCGTGCACTGGCATATGATGGTCTTTGCTCATCCGGAAGAAATCGACAGCATCGTGGCCATCACCCGCGATATTGCCATTCAGGAAGACCGCCACGAGCTGGGCAATGATATTACTCCGCGCTTTAAGGTGGAGTATGTCGACGGCTCAAAAGGCACACCAACCAGCTATATCGCGACCTACATCGGAAAAAACCTGGACAGCCGCGCCGTGGATGGCATCGACCCGAAAACGGGCAAGCCACGCGTTGACCACGAAACCGGAAAATCAATGGCCGAGAGCGTGGAACGCGCCATCGGCTGGGCGCGCCTTCACCGGGTTCGCCAGTTCCAGTTCTTTGGTATCCCCTCCCGTCAGGTGTGGCGTGAACTGCGCCGCCTTGCCAGCCAGATGGCACGCAACCCGGAAGGCCCGCAACGGCTGAAGGATGACGCAATGGATGCGGTACTCGCTGCCGCTGATGCCGGATGTTTTGCCACCTACATTGAAAAACAGGGTGGCGTGCTTGTTCCACGCAAGGACTACCTGATTCGCACCGCCTACGACCTCGCAGATGAGCTGAACGATTACGGCGAACAGAGCGTACAGATTTACGGGATCTGGTCACCACTCATCGGGGAATCCTCCCGTGTGTGCACGCATCCGGATAACTGGAAGCTGGTAAGACGTAAACCAGAACCGGAAGACAACGCCCACGAAAATGGTTTTGACCTTCAGGGCGGCCCTGCCGCCTCTTGGACTCGTGGCAATAACTGTCCCCGTGTACAGGAAACGGACAACAACGGGACAGAACAGCCGGAAGAACGGCCAGCACCGTGGCCGCAGCTCCCTGACGGCGTTGAAGTGAACGAATGGGTGCGCTCACTGAAACGGCACGAACGCCGGGCGCTGATGCGTTCGCTTCGTGACAAACAGGCAAAAAACAGCAGTGATGAAATGCAGAGCTGGACACAGAGCCGCAAACAGCAGCGGCCTTTGCCTGATAACCACGAATTACTCGCTAAAGAATGGCGGGAGTCTGCTGAATCTCTCGGCCTGCATATCGGTGAACAGCAGATGCAGCACCTGTTACGGGGCGGCAGCCTGTACGTTGACGGCAGCATCATTGCACCGCAGGGATATGAAATTGTACGTAAACCGGATACCCGCCCGGACAGCCGAATCACGCAGCTCTGGCAACGCCTGAGCCGTAACCACGGCGTAAGCAGCACGGAGATCCGCCATAACCCGGTCGCCAGCTATCTGGAACAACTAGGGGCATCAGACCCTGAAGCCGCCGCACGCCTGGCATCCACACTTCAGCAAGACCAGAACACCATGAAAACACCCGTTACCGTACTTTCTGACATGCTGCGCGCCATCCGCGACGCAGAGCACGAACAGAGAATCAGTGAAACAACTGAACGCGCCCGCCGCAAAGCAGACCTGCTGCGGGGTGGCCTGACCAGTGGAAACAAAAAACAGACAAAAACGGGATTTAAAAATCCTGTAACCGATTAATTAATCAACATAAGGAAAAGCGACATGAAAATTTGTATCGACGACGGCTCCACCAACATCAAGCTGGCATGGACTGAGAACGGCGAACACCGCAACGCCATCAGCCCGAACAGCTTCAAGTCGGAATGGTCTGCGCCGTTCGGTGGCACGCAGCCCGCGAACTACATGCTTGATGGCGTGCGCTATGGTTTTGATCCGGTCAGCGATCGCTTTGTCCAGACGACCGACACGCAATACCAGTACAGCGATGTGAATGTCATTGCCATTCATCATGCGCTGGTCAAATCAGGCATCACGCCACAGGAGGTGGATGTGGTTGTCACCCTGCCACTGAGCGAGTATTTCGACACAAACGCACAGCCGGACATGGCCAACATCAACCGCAAAAAAGCGAACGTTATGCGCCCGGTGGAGTACCAAAACGGCGAGGCATTCACTATCCGTAACGTGCGGGTTATGCCTGAATCCATTCCGGCTGGCTTTAAAGCACTGGCTGACATGAGTCCGTTTGAATCCCTGCTGATTGTGGATTTGGGCGGAACCACGCTGGATGTGGCAAAGGTTCAGGGGCAACTGGCAGGTATCAGCCAGGTGTTTTGCGATCCACACGTAGGCGTTTCTCTGATGGCCGATGCCGTGCTGTCGGTGATGGCCACCAACGGTATGCGCACCAGTCACCACATCGCCAATACCATTATCGAACATCGCCACGATGAAGCCTGGCTGCGCCAGCACATCCACAATGACGCGCATTACGCCAGCCTGATGGCAGTTATTCGTGAAAAGGAGGAAACACTGAAACAACGCGTGATCCGCGCGCTGGCGGTTTTTTCGGGTTACGGGCGGGTGATGGTTGTCGGTGGAGGGGCGGAGATTGTGGCACCCGCTATCCGCGAAGCCTGCGGAGTTAATGCGACTTTCATCGCGGACGGGGTGCCACAGTTTGCTCTGGTTAATGGGCTGTACGCAATGGACAAGGAGTAAACCAATGACGACTCCAACCAGACGGATAAGTTTCTATCTGAAGCCCACCGCCGTCAAGAACGAAGGAGAAGCATGCGCCTGGCTGGACAGCCTTACACCAGAAGCCCGCAAAAGCGGCCAACGCGTGGCTTTTCTGGCCGGGCTGGCACTTCTGAAAATGAATCCGGCAGAGGCTTACCGACTGGCTGCATGGGCTGATGATGAGGTGTTATCAGTGACACAAACCAAGACAGAACGCCCCGCGTCACAGCCAGTATCAACCGCACAGATAACCAGTCAGATGGCCGGAAATATCCGGGCGTTATTTCCTGAATAACATCAGGGCGTATTCGCCCTGCCACCAATCCCATAACATAAAGAACGGGGTGCAAATCACTATACACCCCGTTCCAATACAAACCATCAGAAGATCTACACATCTTTCTCAAATGGCCAAGTAATCGAGCTGGTTCAGGAATAAGCATGCTGCCAACACAAGTGAAGGAGATAAAACTGTAGAACTGATCAATCGTTGGAAACAAGTATTGACAGTATGTTCGAGTAACCCAACTGGATAGATTTTATGCTGATTATCCATACAGTAAAAAAGTAAGGATACTCTTTGAATTACGCCAGAAAGAGTGGTAACATTAGTCAATGATTTTCATTAATGTAGTTACCAGCTTACACAAGCTGATGTTTTATTGGGGGTTTTATGGTAAACGTGAGGGAGGATGAACTTTTCAAACTCATCGAGCAAGGCATCAAAGGCAACGCAAATGCATTTACACTCCTATGCAGAAAGATGATTAACAACATCCGTAAAAATGATGAGGCTTTAGCTTCTAAGCTGGCTTCGTTAGTTGCTGAGGGAACAGTATTACGTGGGGCATCTAGTAAGGCTCCTATGCCTGTGGATGGAGACTCCAGACGAAACCTTTTGCAGGAAACATCTGTCAACGCAATTGTTGAAGAACCTGTATGGAATACGGATATCTCAAAGAAGCTGGAGTCAATTGTTAACGAAAGAGAGAATGCGGTTTCTTTGTTCAAAGCTGGTCTTGAACCTGTGAAGACGGTTTTACTTTCTGGCCCGCCAGGCGTAGGCAAAACAATGTCCGCACATTGGCTTGCTGCAAAGTTAAATTTACCTCTTTTAACATTGGATCTCTCATCTGTAATGAGTTCTCTTTTGGGAAAAACAGGTAATAATATTAAATCCGTTATGGATTATGCCAAAGAGAAACCATGTGTCCTTTTGCTTGATGAATTTGATGCTGTTGCAAAAAGACGTGATGATGACAGGGACGTTGGAGAATTAAAACGTTTAGTTACTGTACTCCTACAGACCATAGATGAGTGGCCAGCGACCTCGCTTCTTGTTGCTGCGACTAATCACCCTGATATCTTAGATCCGGCTGTTTGGCGTCGATTTGAGCACATCCTTAAATTT